CTTCGTATTCGTCTGCCGTCTGACTTCATTGTCACCGATGGCCCCGCGATGCAGCTTCAGGACAATACGCAGCAGTTCACTTCGCTGACTGTTTCGTCTCAGAAGAACGTCGCCACTCCGTTCACCACTGCTGAGCGCACGATGAGCATTGACCGTTACTCTGATCTGGTCATGGCTCCGATGGTTAACGCTCTCTGCGGCAAGGTTGCTTCGACCATTATGCGCGGCTCTGAAGGTGGTGTTTGTAACTTAGTCGCAAATACTGATGGTGCTGGTAACATTATCTCCCCGACTATGGACCAGTTCACTGGTGCTAATGCGGTGCTGGATGATCAGGGCGCTTCCATGCTGGATCGTCGCTGCGTTCAAGACCCGACTTCGGATGCTCGCACTGTCAGCTCGCTCGCTGGTTTGCTCAATCCGTCTCAGGAAGTCTCCGCTCAGTTCCGTAGCGGCATGATGAAGTCTGGCCTTGGTTATGATCGCTTCTTCCGTGATCAGACCGTCATTAAGCACACTACTGGTACGTTCTCTGCTGGTGGTACTGTTAACGGTGGCAATCAGTCCACTTCTACCTCTGGCGGCAATATCACCGTTAACGCGATCACTGGCACGCTTAAAAAGGGTGACATTATTACCTTCGCTGGCGTGAACGCTGTGAACCGCGTCACCAAGGATAGCCTTGGCACGCTTCGTCAGTTTGTTGTTACTGCTGACGTTGCCAACGGTGCGACTTCGATCCCGATCTATCCGGGCCTGATTGCTTCGTCTACTGGCGTTGCTGGTGGTCCTGAGCAGCAGTACCAGACAGTTGATGCTTCGCCGCTCAACGGCGCCGCAATGACCCTGGTTACCCCCGCTGGTTCGGTCTACCGCAAGTCGCTGGCCTATACGCAGAAGGCCGTTACGATGGCTTCTGCTGACCTTGTCATGCCTAAGAAGGCTGTTGAGGAAGCGGCTCGCACGTCTTACGATGGTGTCAGCATGCGTATGCTTACTGACTACCTTCCGATGACTGACCAGCTTGCTACCCGTCTAGATGTGCTCTTTGGCTTCAAGTACATTAGGCCTGAGTGGTTGTGTGTGATTGCTGATCGCGTGTAATTGATTGAGTTAAATAAGGCTGGTGTAAAAGCCAGCCTTATTTCTAAAATATTAAATTAAAAAACTAGGGAAAATTCATAATGTCTCTTACCTCCTTTCCTGAGCCTAAGGATTTAGAAGTAGACTTCGTTAATCGCATTGGCGATAGCCGTCCTGTCAGCTTTCAGAAGTGGGATGTTTCCAATCCCCATCCTGGCTATGGCAAAGACCCGAACATTCTCAATGAGTACGGTCATACCAAATATCCTATGTGGGTAGGTAACGTGATTGTGAACAATGAGGAAGAGGAAAAGGCTGCTCGCCGTGAGACCGCTAAGGCTCCTGCTGAGACCGCTAAGCCTGCTGCTAGTGGTTGGGGCAAGTAATTAATGGCTACAGCGCGGGACTTCATCACACTAGCAATGAAAGAGGCTGGAGTGCTTGGCTTAGGCCAATCGCTCAACGCTGAAGATGTGAATGATGGTTTTACGCTGTTAAATCGTATGCTTGCTCAATGGCAGAAACGCCGCTGGTTAGTTCCTAACCTGTATGACGTTTCTGCTATCGGCAACGGTGCTAAATCTAACTTGATTGGTCCTGGTCAATACTATAACGCAGCCAGACCAGATAAAATTCAAGCTGCTTATTTTAAGCAGTTGAATGGTGGAGGAGGCAGCAGTCAGGTCAGCTATCCCCTAATTCCTATATGGAGCTATGAGGATTATTCGCGCATTGCCCTTAAGGATTTGCAGGCTTGGCCTCAGTATTATTTTTATGATGCTGCTTTTCCTTATGGAAACGTTTTCATTTGGCCTGTACCCACATCAGCCTATGAAGTGCATTTGATTTGCAAAGGCCCAATCGGATTTACAATTGAGCTAGAGGACGGGGTTATTACCGCTCCTGGTGCTGGATATGTTGATGGCAATTATGTGGCTGTGCCGTTCACTAATATTTCTGGCACTGGTGGAGACGGCTTAGCTAACGTCACCGTGGCTGGTGGTGTAGTTACGGCTGTTGTAATCTCTGATCCTGGTGACGGCTATAAGATTGGTGACACTTTAACCACCTCAAATACCGAGCTTGGCGGAACTGGAGCAGGTTTTATTTGGACTGTTACAGAAGTTACCGATGACTTAGACGCTGAATTTAACATGCCTCCTGAGTATGAGGAAGCAATTCACTATAACTTATGCGTTCGTTTAACTTCTATGTATCAGTTGCCTCCTAATCCGGTTCAAGGAGCATTGGCAGCAGTTGCTTTGAATACTATCAAGCGCGCTAACGCGCAAATTCCTAAGCTTCGCATGCCTCCTGCTTTACAATTTGGTGGCAATTATGGATTTTATATTTTCAATGCGGATCAGCAGTAAAATGAGAGTTTTAGCTTACATTTTAATTTTGCTGCTGACAGCCTCTAATGCTTTTGCTCAAGGCTCTAGACAAATTCAATCCAGTGATGTCACTGGAGCATTGGGTTACACTCCGCTTCAGTCTATCGGAGGTCAGCCCGGGCCAGCTATCGCTTGTGGTAGCGGAATGCTTTGCTCTGGAAACACCTTATTTGCCACTGGTGTTCCTGTAGGCACAAGCGGCCAAATACAATACAACAATGCTGGCGCTTTTGGTGGCTTCACTGCTAACGGCGATGCGACAATCAACACTGGCACAGGTGCTCTGACACTAGCTACGGTTAACGCTAATGTGGGCTCATTTGGTTCTGCGGTTAATTGTGTTTCTTTTACCACTAATGCAAAAGGTTTGATCACTGCTGCGTCTGCGGTTGCCTGCGATCGTGCACTAGCGTCCATTACAGGAATGGGGACTGGTGTAGCAGCTGCATTAGCTATCAATGTCGGCACTGCTGGCTCTATTGTGGTGAATGGTGGTGCGCTTGGCGCTCCTTCATCTGGAACGCTTACAAATACCACAGGTTTTCCGGTTGCTAATCTTTCCGGCGCTGTTGCTAACTGTCTATCCTGGTTAGCGACTTCATCGTCAGCTAATCTTCGCAATTGTTTAACTGATGAAAGCGGTACTGGCGTAGCGTATTTTCAAGGTGGTGACATTGGAACGCCTTCTGCTGGTGTTGCCACCAATTTAACACAGCTCAATGCTACGCAGTTGACTAGTGGTACTATTCCTACAGGCAGATTGCCGCTCGCTTCTCCGTTCGCTGGAACTCCTGCTAATCCTACCGGAACAACTAGCTCCACTCCTGTGATGATGGGATTAGGCTCTACGTGCACTTTTACACCGACATATAGCGGTAAAGTAGAATTTACTATATGGGGAGCATATAGCAATACCACTACTACCACTAGCACTGCCATTCGCTTGCAGCGCGGTACAGGAGCCGCTCCTGCAAATGGGGCCGCTCAAACAGGAACATCTATGGTTCCTGCGTCTGTGGCATTATACACTATGCCAACTGCCAACGCAATTTTGCCATTCTCTATGTCATATGTGGTCACAGGATTGACGCTTAGTGCAGCGGTGTGGTTTGACTTGGCGATTAATGTCAGCGCCGCAACAACAACAACTGTCAGCGGTATTGTTTGCACTGCTAAAGAGTTGCCTTAATACTTATAATTAGAAAGAAGTGAATTATGGAATTGGTTTTCAGAGGTCAGACTGCTGGAGCAGACACTGTTCAGATTTACGATATCGCTGATCGCGAGAGCTTTTTAATTGTGAATTGCTCTGGATCAGATTTATCAGGTTCACAATTAATTCCTAATTCATTTTATAAAAATACTGTGGTTTGTAAATATGCAGACGCTAGCAATTTTTGTGCTCAATTATCTTCTGATGCTCCACTAGGAACAGAAGTAGAAATTTACGCAGAAGGCGGTAACGTTACAGTATATCCAGGATATGACCCTGTAGGTTCTGCAACATTCTTAGATGGTGACTCATTTGTCACATTTTCTAGTGGTGCAAAGTTTAAGCGTTTGCTTTCTTCTAACGGTAATTCTAAATGGGCCTGTATCGGTTAAATTAGCAAATGTCTCGCATCACATTAGTCGGAGCTTCTTACGCAGGACAAAGCGTCATTGCGAGCGGTCAAGAATGCGTTAATTTGTACGCAGAGACAAATGCGAATGTTGATCCTCAAGCGCCTGTTCCTATCACTTACTATCAAACTCCTGGCTCTGAATTATTTGTAAACTCAAACGTAAATGCTAAAGTCAGAGGATCATACAGAACTAGTATCGATACTGCATATTTTGTAGTCGGACCTAGCGTTTTTTATTTAGCCAATGACGGTACAAAAATTCAAATTGGCAGCATAGCTGACGCTCCCACTCAAGTTTATCTTAAAGATAACGGAGCGTGTGTTGTCTTAGTGGATGGTATCAATGGCTATGTCA